ACGAAAAAATAAAAGGGTACTTGAGGTGTAACTTAATATGGAAAAGAGTAATAAAACAACGCGGCAATCAAAGCGTGGAGGTTGCGTAAAAAAAGTTATCCACAGGGACATGAAGATTCGGCGTAGTGATCCTACGTGGCAGGAGTGTATGGAGGCTGATATGAGTCCGGCGCAAAAAGAGGTATTCTTGGCGATAGATGAGTGGTGGAAGAGGTATGGGTTTTCGCCGACGATACGGGATATAGCGTATGTGAGGGGGAAGATGGGGTTGGGGTCTACGAAGAAGATTGTGGACAGGTTGGTTGCGTTGGGGGTGGTGAAGAAGATGGATGGAGTGGGTAGGACGATACGTCCGGCGTGGGTGAACTATAGGAACTTAAAGGAGTTGGAATGAGGGACTACATCAAAGAGAAGCACGCGGCTCGGAATTTTGTTTGGGGTGCGTGCGTGTGGGGTATTGGCTTGATGGCTGTTGTTGGCTTGATTCAAAAGATGTGGTGATGGAAAAAAACAAAAACTCTGCTCCGCAGGATTTGGAGGCGTTGGTTGCGCAGTTGCCCGTGCATGAGCAGGAGAAGCTTTTGGAACAGGTGGCTGAGTACAAGGCTGCGGTGGAGAGGGAGAAGTGTCAGGCGTCCTTCATGGCCTTTGTCAAAAAGATGTGGCCGGGGTTTATTCATGGCCGACATCATGCTGTCGTGGCTAAGGCGTTCGAGGACATTGCCTCCGGGAAGCTGAAGAGGCTGGCGATCTCTATGCCTCCACGGCACACGAAGTCTGAGTTTGGTTCTTATATGTTACCGGCTTGGTTCCTTGGGAAGTTTCCTGACAAGAAGGTAATGCAGGCGTCGAACACGGGTGAGTTGGCTGTTGGCTTTGGCCGTAAGGTGCGTAACCTCGTAATGAGCGAGCAGTACCACGAAGTTTTTCCGAGCACGAACATTCGGCAGGACTCGAAGTCTGCTGGCCGATGGGCTGTGAATGAGGTGGGTGAGTATTTTGCTATCGGCGTGGGCGGCACGATGACAGGTCGAGGGGCCGATCTGGTAATCATTGACGACCCTCATACTGAAGGAGAGGCGACTCTAGCGGCGCATGACCCCTCTATATATGACAAGGCGTACGAGTGGTACACCTCTGGCCCACGTCAGCGTCTTCAGCCGGGTGGAGCGATCATCATCATTGCGACCCGCTGGAGCGAGAACGACCTCATTGGCCGAGTTCTGAAGGAAGCTGGCGAGCGGGGAAAGTCGGATGAATGGAGGGTGATTGAATTCCCGGCCATCTTGCCTAGTGGGAATCCCTTATGGCCTGAGTTCTGGTCGCTTGAGTTGCTTGAGGCACTAAAGGAAGAACTGGCTCCGGCCAAGTGGAATGCTCAGTACCAGCAGCAGCCTACCGGCGAAGAGGGTGCCATTGTTAAGAGGGACTGGTGGAGGGTGTGGGAGAAAGAAGACCCGCCACGGTGCGAGTTTATTATTCAGGCATGGGATACGGCGTTCACGAAAAACGAACGGTCCGACTTCTCGGCCTGCACCACTTGGGGCGTTTTCTATCTGGATGAAGACCCGAACAATGCGAACATCATCTTGCTGGATGCCTTTCAAAAGAGGATGGAGTTTCCTGAGCTTAAAGAAAAAGCGCGGACGCACTATCTTGAGTGGGAGCCGGATGAGTGCATCGTGGAAGCCAAGGCCGCAGGTGCTTCGCTGATCCAAGAGTTGAACCAGATGGCTGGCATTTTTGTGATTGGCTACACGCCAAGCCGAGGAACTCGTCAGCAGTCAAACGACAAGATTGCCCGCATGAATACAGTGTCTGCCATATTCCAAGGCGGCAAAGTGTGGGCACCTGACACTCGTTGGGCAAGAGAGTTGATTGATCAGATGGCCTCGTTTCCTAACGCGGCCCATGACGATTTATGCGACACCGCCGTGATGGCTATCACCAGATTTCGACAAGGCGGGTTCTTGAGACTAGAATCCGATGAGCAGGACGAACCTTTGTCCTTTCGGCGTAAAGCCGCCTTCTATTAGGATCAAATATGGCAACGAGCAGCATGGTTTCGTCCCTTACACCGGCCCCAACTGGCTTGGATTTTTCTGACATCGTGCAGGACGATACACCTGCTGTTGAGATCATCATCGAAAATCCAGATGACGTAATGGTCGGCATTGATGGCTTGGCGATTGACCTGATGCCAGAAGAAGAGGGTCCGGAGTTTGATGCCAACTTGGCTGAATTTATGGACGAAGGCGAGCTTGAGAAACTGGGTTCCGACTTGGTGTCAGAGGTTGAGTCTGACATTTCCTCGCGCAAGGACTGGGTTGATATGTACGTCAAGGGCTTGGAAGTCCTTGGCATGAAGTACGAGGAGCGCACTGAGCCTTGGGATGGCGCTTGCGGTGTTTTTTCCACCCTGTTGACCGAAGCCGCTGTTCGTTTTCAGTCAGAGACCATCATTGAAACCTTCCCGGCTCAAGGCCCGGTCAAGACGCAGATCATTGGCGCGATTGACAAGATGAAGGAAGAAGCAGCCGAGCGCGTTCGCACTGACATGAACTTCCAGTTGGTCGATGGTATGCCTGAGTACCGGCCAGAGCACGAGCGCATGTTGTTCAACTTGGGTCTGGCTGGCGCTGCGTTCAAGAAGGTGTACTTTGACCCGAGCCTTAGCCGTCAGACTTCCATCTTTTGCCCAGCCGAAGACATCATCATTCCTTACGGCTCGTCCGGCGCACGCTCAGCAGAGCGCGTAACTCATGTGATGCGCAAGACCAAGAACGATGTGCGCAAGCTGCAAGTGGCAGGTTTCTACCGCGACGTTGAACTGGGTGAGCCAGTAATGATGCACGGCGACGTTGAGAAGAAAAAAGCCGAAGAGCAAGGCTATTCAGTCACTGATGACGACCGCTACCAGTTCCTTGAAATTCAAGTGGACTACGACATGCCCGGTTACGAAGACGATGACGGCATTGCTTTGCCTTACATCGTGACCATCGACCGTGGCACCAACAAAGTTCTGTCGGTGTATCGCAACTGGAATGAAGACGACCCGAAAAAACTCAAGCGCCAGCACTTTGTCCAGTACGACTACGTACCCGGCTTCGGTGCTTACGGCTTTGGGTACATCCACCTGATCGGTGGTTATGCGCGAGCTGGCACTTCACTGATTCGCCAGTTGGTGGACGCGGGAACCTTGAGCAACCTACCCGGTGGCTTGAAGTCTCGCGGCCTTCGCATCAAAGGCGATGACACCCCAATTGCTCCCGGTGAGTGGCGCGACGTAGATGTCCCATCGGGTTCTGTGCGTGACAACATCATGCCGCTGCCGTACAAGGAGCCATCTCAGGTTCTTGCTGCTTTGCTGGACCGCATCACAGAAGAGGGTCGCCGTCTTGGTTCCATCGCTGACATGAACATCAGCGACATGAGCGCGAATGCTCCAGTTGGAACCACTCTGGCTTTGCTTGAGCGCCAACTCAAAACGATGAGCGCGGTGCAGGCCCGAGTCCATTACTCCATGAAGCAGGAATTCAAACTGCTCAAAGAGATCATTCGAGACAATACCCCGAGCGAATACGAGTACGAGCCACAAGGTGGTGATCGTATGGCGAAGCGAGAAGACTACGACATGGTGGAAGTCATTCCAGTGTCGGACCCAAACAGCTCGACCATGGCCCAACGGATCATGCAGTACCAAGCTGTGATCCAGTTGTCCCAAAGCGCCCCTCAGATTTACGACTTGCCTCAGTTGCACCGCCAGATGATTGAAGTGTTGGGTGTGCGCAACGCAGACAAGCTCGTGCCGATTGAAGATGACATGAAACCGCGTGATCCAGTCAGCGAAAACATGGCCTTCTTGAACGGCAAGCCCACTAAGGCGTTCATCTACCAAGACCACGACGCTCACATCGCAGTTCACGTTGCCTTGATGCAAGACCCATTGATGGCCGCGCAGATCGGTCAGAACCCGCAAGCTCAGAAGATGATGGCCGAGATTCAGGCGCACGTTGCGGAGCATTTGGCCTTTGCCTACCGCAAGAAAGTTGAAGAGCAGTTGGGTGTGCCAATGCCCAAGCCAGACGAAGACTTGCCAGAAGATGTTGAGGTGCAGTTGTCCCGTCTGGTGGCTCAGGCTTCTCAGCAGGTGCTGGCCCAGAGCAAAGGTCAAGTTGCCCAGCAGCAGGCTCAACAGCAAGCACAAGACCCGCTCATTCAGATGCAGCAGCAAGAGTTGCAGATCAAACAGCAAGAAGTTGAGATCAAGAAGATGAAGGCTCAAGGCGACTTGCAGATTCGCTCGGAAGAGTTGGGTCTCAAGGCTCAAGAGGCTGCTCAGAAATCTGGTCAAGACCCCATGATGGCGGCGCAAAGAATGCAAATGGAGATCTCTCAGATGCAAGAGGCGCACGCCATGGAGATGGCAGCAAAGCAGCAAGCCTTGCGGCAAGCTCAAGCCCAAGCGCAACAGCAGATGGCCCAAGGTCAGCAGCAAGCTGCAATGCAGCAAGCTCAGGTCCAACAAAAAATGGCGCACGGCGGACAGGTTCACGCGCAAAAACTGAGCCATGCCGAACGTGCTTTTCAGCAAACAAAACCGGCTGCTAAATCGCCGGAGAACTAAGAGGACAAATGGACAACCAAATCTTGGAGCTTCTCAACAAAAAAATTGAGGAGCAAGTCAGAAGTCATTCAGAAGCTTTGATAGAGGGCAAGTCAAAAGACTATGCCGACTATCGAGAGTTGTGCGGGGCCATCCGAGGTCTCCGAACCGCACAGCGTGAAATAGGGGACCTCGTGCGCAAACTGAAAGATGACAATGACGACTAACTTTGATGTTCAGGCAGTAGACCTGTCTGGCCTACTCAACAAGCCAGTTGAGGACAAGGCCAAGCAGATTCCAGACCCAGCCACCTACCACCTTCTGTGTATGCTTCCAGAAGCCAAGGAGGAGTATGAGGGTGGTATTTTGAAGTCCAGCCAAGCAATGCAATACGAGGAGCTTTTATCCCCCGTGCTGTTTGTTGCAAAAATGGGGCCGGACGCCTTCAAGGATGAGAAAAGATTTCCAAGCGGCCCAAGCTGCAAGGTTGGTGACTTTGTAATTGTGCGACCCAACACCGGGACACGCATGAAAATTCACGGCACTGAGTGGCGAATCATCAATGACGACTCTGTTGAGGCCGTTATCGAAGATCCTCGCGGCGTACAACGAGTTTAAGGAGTCACCATGGCCGATATGGACAAAACCGAATTTGAATTCCCCGATGAGGTGGAAGAAAAGCAGTCTCGCGCTGGCTCTAAGGTGGTTGAGCCTGAGCCAGAAGTTGAGATTGTTGACGATACTCCAGAGGCAGACCGTGGCCGCAAGCCCATGGAAGAGCCTCCAAAGGACGTAACTGACGATGAACTTGCCAAATATGACGAGGGTGTTCGCAAACGCATCCAGCACTTCACAAAAGGCTACCATGAAGAGCGCAGAGCCAAGGAAGCGGCTCTTCGTGAGCGCGAAGAGGCTGTAAAACTGGCTCAGCAGGTCGTTGAAGAGAACAAAAAACTCAAAGGTTCGCTGCACCAAGGTCAAAGCGCAC